ACATTCATGGGAAGCCGTGGAGTGTTAGGACTTGAGATAAAATACAATAAAAAAATATTAGCCCAATGGTCTATCCTATTTATTCACGGTTCAGGTGGGGGTAAACCAGAAAGAATGATGGAACAGATGAAACATAATGCATACTATGATGTATTCCTATGTGGTCACTTGCATCAAAAGAGATATCAGCCTGAATTGGTATATGATTTTGACTGGGAGAGTGGTAAGACTTGGGAAAGAGACATTCATCTAGGCAATACAGGAACATTCTGTAAGACTTTGATAGAAAATACAGATGGATATATGGATAGAAAGAATGAGGTTATAGGATCACAGATAGGTACAATGACACTATCATTTAATGCTGAGGAGGGAAGTATAAGTGGTCATATCTAGAGTAATTAGAGCTAAGAAAAATACACTTGTAAACTCCATAGACAGTGGTACAAGGTCAAAAAAACCATCAACAAGAGAAAAAATAATAAACACATTAAAAAAACATAAGAAAGGATTACCATTAATGGAAATATCTTATAAATCAAATATAAGCAGTAGTGGTAATATACATCAGACTGTCAAATTTATGATGAAGTCAAAAGAGATTATAAAAGAGTCATGTCCTCATTGTAACAGCACTGAACTATATAAACTGAACATATAACTCTTGTATAATTAGACAAGTTTATATTTACAAAGAACCAAACATCCATATGTTTATCAATATTTGTTGGACAAAAGACGGTGAAACTAAAAAAACACTTATGGCTATAGAAAAAGCAACTCATATGGTTCAAGAACTAGAAAATAAAGGCATTAAAACTTGGTTTGAAGCAGAAAAAATTACTGCTTAAATACAAACCTACTCAATACTCATTTTTTTAATATTCTCATCTATCTCTCCAAATATAGTTACATAATTAATTAACATTTTTGTGCCTAGGATTTTCTTTTTTCAACTTTTTTTTGTGACTAATTTGTTAATTAATTAATTAACTTTATTTTTCCTGTACTACATCATATCTATTTTATTTTTTTTCGATACACATATATATCCATAAGTTAATTAACTCTTATGCAATTTAAGAAAACCACTACAATATCAATAAGTCCAAGCATTGTACCAATATTTGAGTCATTTGACAACCTCAGACCAAAAAATACTTCGTTTAGTTTGTTCCTTGCAATGGCAGTAGAAGAGTATGTCAAATCTTACAAGAAAGTAACTAATTCAAAATATCCTAGAATTATGGACAGGATGGATTTATGGCATGATTGTATTAAGGACTTGACAAATGATGACTTGGTTAAAATTAATAAAAAAGTAATGCAATTACAAAACAAATTAAGAATGGAGTTGGAGAGTAGGGTATGACTGATTATGATAAAACAATAGAGTATACAGACTCGGCAAAAATAGATGTGTTAAAACAAGCATTAACAGACAATAGATATACTGATGTTATAGATAGTCTTAGACCAAACAGTACTATGTCAATAAACCCTTCACAAAAAGGATTCATAGACATATATTTACAATATCCAAATGACTTTTTAGATTCTTTACGTGAAGCTATCTACCAAGTAAAGGCACAAAAAGATACTAACTTGGAATTAATCCGTTCTTCATTTGCTGATATCAAAATAAATCTTATTGGTGAACTATTGATGAACATGCATGATATAAACACCAAGCATGAAAATACTACTGTTACATTTGAATGTCAAGTTTTAGCAACTGATTCTCCAAAATCTTATATCAAAGAGGCTAAATTTGATTGTCCTCTATGTGGACAGGAAGACGAAGCTAAGTGTACTATTGATAGAACCATAGTTGTTCCAATATGTTCTAATCGAACATGTAAAAAGGCAAAAATGTTGATACGAACCAGTGAAATGATTACAGATGACATACAAACTATACTCATGCAGGAGCCAATGGACAAGAGTAAAAAGAGTTCCCCTGTCATATTTACAGGTAAACTGGTAGGCAAATTGGTAAGAACTTCATACGTAGGTCAGAAAAAACTCATCACAGGTCTGTTTAGAACTGCTGTTGACTTTAAGAAGAATGAACATGAGGTGTTTATAGACGTGATGTCAGTACAGGATATGGATGAAAACAAACCAACATTGCCTGATGAGACTGAGATTAAGCAGCTTACTGTTGATTCAAAACAGGACGGATTTATAGACAAGATAATAAACTCATTTGCACCAGCAATATTTGGATATAATGACATCAAGTTAAGCATATTATTGCAGTTGGCAGGTGGTGTCAAGACACAAAAGAGAGGAGATATCAATTTATTTTTAATAGGAGATCCAAGTATGGCAAAAAGTGAACTGTTGAAATTTGCAAGCAAATTGGTTACAAAGTCAATTTATACAAGTGGTAGAGGCAGTAGTGCAGCAGGATTAACCATAGGTATTGTTAAGATGGGTGATGGAAGAAGTATTGCACAGGCAGGAGTATTGCCTATGTGTGACGGTGGACTAGCATGTATAGATGAGTTTGACAAGATGGGTGAACAGGATAGAAGTGCAATGCATGAGGCTATGGAGCAACAGACAGTAAGCATAGCAAAGGCAGGTATAGCAATGACACTGCCAAGTCGTACAAGTGTACTTGCAGCAGCAAACCCAAAATGGGGAATGTATGACAGTGACAACTCACTAAGAGACAACATCAACGTACCAGCACCATTGTTAAGTAGGTTTGATTTGATATGGCTTATTCAAGACAAGGTAAATATGACAAGTGACAGACTTAAGGCAAACCATATTCTTGAGTCATTTGAAATGTCTATGGGTGACCGTTGTTATCTAAAAGAGGATGACTTGTCCAAATATATTAACTATGCAAGAACATTTAAACCAAAACTCAATGATGATGCAAAAAAAACACTTTTAGATATTTATGAAAAGATGAGGAACGTAAGTTCAAAGAGTGACATACCAATAGGTACAAGACAGTTGGAAGCAATAGTAAGACTTAGCATGGCATATGCAAAGTTACATTTCAAAGAAGAGGTTGACAAGAATGACATTAATATAATAAGAATTTTACTTGAAAAACAATACGAGTCATTTGGAAGCAGTATCAGTCAAGGTGGTGTACAGACACAGATATTTGTAGACGGTAAATCTGTAAAGGAACATGATGTATTAACTGTATGGAACTCTTGTAAAAATATAGAAGGCAATGTAAGACTAAGAGAATTTGAGAAAGCATTGATAGACAGTGGTATGACCAAAGAAAAGGCAGAGGCAACTATATCAAAGTGGGAGAATAACAATGCTATCAAACTCAACGGTGACGGCACATATACAAGAATATAGTAAGATTAATATTGAAGTAAAATTATTAGGTTACTGTGATGGTTGTTGAAGACGACTCTATCGAGTCAGATAATACACTGGAAGAAACTCAGACTCCCACGGAAACAACGGAGATAGCAGCAGTTGATCTAGAATTGGGGGTAGATCAGCTTAAAGGTGTAGGTTCTGTCACTCAGAAAAAATTAGAGACCTTCGGTGTAACCTCACTCATAGACCTTTGTATTAGAGGTGCTCAAGAAATCAAGGAAATTACTGGTGTTGCTAAACCAACTTGTGATTCTTGGGTGTTTCAATCACAAAAACTGTTAGAAGATAACGGTATTATTAGAAAAAGTGATATGAGTACAAACGAACTATGGGAATATCAGAAAGCATATCCTGTCATTTCAACAAAATGTGATGAAGTTGACAACCTGATTAGTGGTGGCGTAAGACCAGAAGCAACATATGAGGTATATGGAGAATTTGGAGCAGGAAAGACACAGTTTTGTAACTCTCTTACAGTTGAGACAATCCATGATGGAAACAATGTCATTTGGATAGACTGTGAAGATACATTCAAACCAAATAGAATTGCTGAGATGTTAAAGGCAAGAGAGTATGCAGAAAACGACGAAGAGGTAGGTGAACATCTTAATCAAATTACCTACCTATACTGCCCAAATACAGAACAACTAATGGGAACAATCAATGGTCTTAGTAAGATATTGGATGATAAGAAACCTAAACTTGTAATATTAGACGGAGCAATAGGACAGTTCAGAGAAGAGTATCTAGGAAGAGGAACATTAGCAGAAAGACAAATGCAGATAGCAAGATTAATGAGTCATATTAAGAATATATCTTTTTATTTTAGATGTGCTGTAGTGTTTACAAACCAAGTACAGAGTGATCCAAGCATGATGTTTGGTGATCCTATAAAACCAATAGGTGGAAATGTGGTAGCACATGCAAGTACATATAGATTATACTTTAAGAAAAGTGGAAAGAAAAGATTAGCAAGAATGATAGACTCTCCTGAGCATGCTATGGCAGATGCTGAATATATTTTAGATGCTAAAGGCATGTCCAATGTCGAGTAAGAAAGAAGAAAGTGAAAAACTTAAAAGAAAAATTGCTTCAAAAAAACAATTCGATTTAAAATGCAAAGTTTGCCACAAAAAATATGGAAAATTTTTTACCTTTCATCACAAGCAATACATTGAGGGAGAGAAGATATACAAGGACTTTAAGACAACCTATGACTACAACCTATACATATTGCCAATAGTTGACAAAGATCCTAACCGTTTTGCCCTCCTTTGCAAGGGACATCACACACTTGTAGAGAAACTTAAACGATTCAAGTTAGATAAATTAGAAAGACTGTTCAAACTAGTAAAGGAGAGCAAGTAATGGAAATAATAGGACAGGGAGAGGTGGCTGCATTAGAGATAGTCAAGGATATATTTGGTAACTCTTCTGAATATCTTACTCAAGTCAAGCTATCTGACATGGTTTCTCCTGAATATCTTGAGACATTCAGCGATAGGCAGTTAAAAGAAACAATAGATATAGTAGTAGTTACGTTATTTGAGTATATAGCAATAAGAGTGCAGGATAAACATCATGCTAGTGCAAGAATGGCTACCATAGACAATATACAGAAACTCATGTTAGAATGGAATGGGTGGAAGGTTGTTGATGTATGGCATTATGAGTGCAATGAACTTTGGAAGGACAAGGTAAACAAAAGGTCAAGATTGGAATTAGAAAACGCAATAAAAGAGTCAAGTATAGACTAAGTTTATATATATGTAATATCAACAATCTGAGTGTACAGAAATACTTACCAAATAACAGAGGATATTTTAGATACAGTGTCATATAGTGGTTCAAAAGGAATACCAATAACTCCACTAATAAGAAAATCCAACCTATCACATAAGAGAATGGTTGGTTTCATTAACAAATTGACACAGTCAAACCTAGTCAATAAGATAGAATCTGACGGAAAAATAACGTTTGTTATAACAGAAAAAGGGAGAGTTTATCTAAATGAATATAAGAAGTTCTCAAACATTGCTGAGACTTTTGGTCTAGAATTATAAATATGTATAAATATTAGTTAATATATTATAAAATATGATTTACCCTGCATGCAAAGATAAAAAACATTTTACATGTCCTGTACAATATGCTGGACTAGAACCATGTAGATGTCCTTGTCATAATCCAATAGGTAGTGGATAATGAGATGCAAGATATGTCATAAAACGTTCAAGTCATGTGGTTGTACAGGAAAACACTGTTGGGAATCAACACAGCAATGTTTCAGTTGCCATTACATGGGAATTAATCAGAATATGACTAAAAGTATTAAGATATGAAGTGTCAACGTTGTAATGAAGAGATGGAAAAGATGACAGTTTGTCATCAAATATGTTCTAATTGTGGTGCAGTAGTAGATTGTAGTGATGGTGTTTTTGACTAATGGGATTGGGTATTGATATGAAGTATATTAATAAGCTTATAAACTCCAAAGAGTTCAAACTTATTCATGCAAAATATGCTCCAGCAATAAGGGAATATTTTAAAAATAAATCATAAAAGGAAAGAAATGATGTATCGACATTCTTTCTCTTTCCAAGGCTAAGTCGGACTCTAATTTAATAGACGTTCCGAGAAGCTATTTTACTTTAATAGTACTATTATATATATATTTAGGCATAAATACAATACTAATATTTA